CGACTAGGGTATTCTCTATGAGAAGAAAAACCCCGAGTAGCTGGGAAGCTACTTATCGATGGAAAACTGGTTGAATTTGATTCTATTATTCAAGATGGGTTACCCCACCTGTCCTGATAGAATTCCGTTCCGATAATCTGACTGTCGTCATCATCTATTAGCTGGGGTTTGGTTAACCTCGCTTCTTAAACTCTAACTTCGAAAGATATTACTACACAGGCCGTGCCCCCGAAAAAGGGCACAAACGACGCTGCTCGTAAAGCAGCACCTGGTAGAAGTTTCGGATTGGATGATGTTCCCACCTTTGAGAAAGCCTTTCTTAAAAAGGCCTACTTTATGGGCGAGAACAAACTTGATCGTGTTTTGCTTAGCCTTTTACATCTTCGCGATGTAAGTTCCATAGAAACATGGAAAGGAAAAACGTATCTCTATCAAGAGAAACGATTATCCTATAAGATAAAGCAAACATCAAAATCGATATTCGATAGGTACAGAAAAGAAAAGCAAGTTCTTGGGTTTAACCCCATTGCTTTTACTGATAAGTACTCTATCGAACTCGACACCGTTCTTGGAATCTATCCCCTCGTCTTTAACGACGCCCGGATAGTATTCCACTCTCTCAAACTTTCTTATGCACTTTTTCTCACTTTAAAGATGTTCAAGCTAAATCAGCTGAAGAGCACGCAAAGGATGAGACTAGGTAAATTCAGTTTTATTACTGGTAACCTTCTGTCTCAGATCTTCCTCTGTATCTTCTCACAGTTAAAAAAGCTCCAACTATCCGAAAAGGATGTTGTAAAATGTATAAAAAGTTCACTCTGCACTCTCGTTAGTAAGGCTATGAATCAGTCCGACCTCCCTCCGGGAGCCGTGATTGATTTGTTTCCGGCTGAAGTTCACGCACAACTAAAAAAGAATCTTGAAGAATCTGATTACGTTCGTGTGTGCTTCAGTTGTCTACAGTCCAAAGTGATGTGTGAAGAGGTACCTGAGGATTTCATCCTCGATACGCTCATCAAACATCGCGACCAACTATCGCAACCCCATCGAGGTCTCTCTCCTGAGACTTTGACGGCTCTCTACCAACGTGGTCGAGAGTTTGGGAGGCTTGTTTCTAAGTACTACAAGCCTAACAAAGGATTTCCTCCAACCAACAAAGCAACTTGTTGCTTTCCCCAGAATAGGGGTGGTATGAAGGGCGATTTACTGTTCCATGAACGCCTCCGGGACTCCTCTTGTCATGAGGATCCGTCGGATCGAATGGAACCATTGGTCATTGGATTATTTGGACAACCGGGCCAAGGTAAAAGCACACGCATTAACGCTATCGTTTCTGCTTTGTCTTGCCTTTTTCCCGGCCGAAACCTGGATAACCTTACTTACGAACGAACTTGTCATGTAGACCATTGGGACGGCTATGCCGGCCAGCCAATCACCATATTCGATGATTTAGGCCAAGCCATGGATGGGTCGGATATACAAGAGTTTCAAACTCTTGTCTCCACCTGTCCTTATGTCCTTCCAATGGCAGATCTGAGGGAGAAGGGAATCCGATTCTCTTCTCCTGTCATAATCTGCACTTCAAATCTCCTTTATGGAGCTACTTTGAAGTCAGTCTACGGTGCCCTTTGTCCGATAATTGATGATGCTTCCTTTTGGAGGCGCTTTCACGTACCACTTTATGTGGAAGGTGGACATCTTTTTCGGCTTCGGGAGACAGCTTCTTGGGTTCGACCAGAGAATCTCTTGAAGGAGACATCACGGAAAGCTACGGCTGTTCCGGGAATGCGATCTGAACAATTTAGTTCTCACCGCTATTTCCAACGCTCTAGGGCGTTTGATGCTCTCCATCAGGATGCTCTTTGGGAGCCCCTCGAAGACAGTTCGTTCGGATTCCTTCTCTCTCTATTTCGCCAGAGGAGAAGTTATCACGAAAACTTTCGCTTACACTGGCACCAGGCCGTTATTGACGGCCGCCAGGACACCACCATTCTAGACCCCTTGCTCGAGCATCTTGAGACCTTTGAATTTACTCAATCCTTAGGTTTCGCTCGAGGAACGGGAATCCAGAAGACAATTCGTTTCGACGCCTTTCCACCTTCCGGACCCTTACGGGTACGGGTGGTGCCGATCACTGAGCCACTGAAGGTTCGCGTAATCACAGCCGGTGAGGGAAGTACGTTTTGCTTGAAGCCTCTTCAGCGCGCCATGTGGCGAGCTTTAGGGGACGAACAGCAGTTCGCGCTTACTCACGGAACGAATAGACTTGAACAAAAGGTCTTAGACCTTTTTGAACAGTCGTCTGAAGGTGATGTCTGGATTTCTGGTGACTACACAGCAGCAACCGATTCATTCTCTATGGAAGGATCCCGCGCTATTATGCACGGGATCCTGGAATCCATTGAGCATGAACCAACACGAAGATGGGCTATGAAGGAGTTATCCAGTCATGTACTGATTTATCCCTCAGGGACCGGCATCCAGCCGGTTCTTCAGGAGTCAGGTCAACTCATGGGTTCATTCCTATCCTTTCCACTTCTCTGCCTTCTCAATGATTGCACTGCCAAATTATCAGGGCTCCGTCCGGAGCAATACCTGATTAATGGTGATGATATCTTAATGAGAGGGCCAGAAACCGTTTATCCTCACTGGAAACGCGTTGTCTCCGAACTCGGACTAGATCTCTCCCCAGGGAAGAACTATGTCCATGCTCGTTACGGGACGATCAATTCCCAGTTGATTGAAGACGGTCGTGTTGTCGGATCCGGGAAACAGCTTATCCTGGACCGTCGCTGTCGTGTATTAGGCGAATGTTTGAGAGATTTGGAACTAGCTATGCCTGAAACTCCTGCGAGGGAGGTTCAGGATCTATTCTTATCAGTAAACCGGAGAAAACTCTCCTTAACTGTTCGGAACCTTAGGGTACCTTGCAGTCACGGGGGGTTGTCTTTCTCCTGGGGCACTGAGTCGTCCGCCATGACGACTAGGTCTTTGAAGACAGCCAAACTATGCTATCTTCACGACCTTTTTCAAAAGATTAAACCCACTAGGGGTTACATTGCTATTCCTTATCTCTCTATTACAGAGAAAACAGCCTCAGATCTCCGCGAGGAAGAGCGAGCGTTTAACGACTATGAGGGACAATCTGAATTCCATGAGGACTTTTTACAGTCTGTGGACCTTCAGTATGTCACTTCTCGTTGTATGACTCACTCTAATTTGCGAGAGATTCTTCTGAACCAACCTATTGAGAACCTACCAAGTCTGTCTTTTTTGAGGACATACGAGGTGAGCTGCAGTAATGCGGCTGTTCGAAAACAGGTCCAGAAAGAAGTCGACAGTTCGTTCTTGTCGGGCTTCCTTCAGGGTGGTCAGGAGTTTGGTTATGAGGTGTTTAGAAAAGAGTTTCTCTTAAAAAGTATTTATCTGGAATCGTCGGCGAAGGACAAGGTGCAACATATCGTTACACTCTTAGACCTTGACGTACAACCAGACTTTCTTAAATATATGAATCTAGGCTTTAGTCCATGTGATATCTCCAAGAAGTCTTTCGAAGACTCTCTAGGAAAATCGCTGGCTCCCAAAGAATTTGACATTCCGAAATTCTCGGACTTTGTCGATCACACTTCTCGTGTGATTGATGATTTCAAGGAATTAGGAGTTGAACAGACTTGGTTAGCTTACCACGACTTGGTTGACGTGGATGATACATATCTCGATACATTTGGACCGGACGGACTTCATGAAGAAGCTTCGACCCGTCTCAGAGACATCGAGTGTTCCCTGATGATTGATCTATCTAGACAGGAGGGAGGTGATAAACCACCCGCCCGAACATAGTGACCCGGATAAACCGCGTTACCATTAGCCAGCCGTTTTAAACGGCGGCTTCAGAATAGAACAATACACCTGATTTGCCTGAGCAGGAGAATAGTTTGAAACTACCTCCCGAATATGGCAGAGACAGGACTGGATAGACTACGTAAGTAATCTCTCCCTTCAGGAGACAATTATAAGAAAATAAAGACTTTTTGTCCCCTCTCCAATACGCAGCTGCACAAGAACTGCATCCGTGGAAACCAACTCAATGGTGACCACTGGTGCTTTCTTGCGTAATGGCTAGCTGACGGATAAAGAGGGCTTACAAAGAGAAAAGAACAAAACGGTGATTTTGATTAGATCATATTCAACCGATACAGTCCACAACTAATATTTGCAGTTTACTCTTCCTAGGAAGAGAAAACAGTCGTGGAAGGAAAACACATTCGTGAATTCCAAGGGTCCGTCTGCAACGGAAGAGCCTTACCAGCTCAAAAGCTTGTCCAATTGGAC